GTCGATTACGCCAACCGGTATCCTCTGCTCACAACGTGGGATGATTCGGGGATTCAGATTGGATTCCCCGAATACAACAACGTTTTTGACCGGGCCACGCTGATGCGGCCCATTATTCACGCGGCCGTGGACGGTTGCGTGTGGCCCATCGGGGAATGCCCGCATTACCTGATCCGGGATTATACCGGAATCACACCGGGCGAGGTGGTGAGTTTTGGCGCAAAACAATACGTCACGTTTCCGCTGTTTGCCGTACACCACACCCAGCGGACAGGCGTGGCCCTGAGGGTGGCGTAGCATGGGCGTGGTAGCCGGTTCTCCCCTGCTGGCCGGACACGGCAACGTGACACAACCCGTTTGGCACACCGAGCCGGGCGATGGCCGGTGCATGGTGACAAGCGCAGCCGGGAGCGGCTGGTTTGTCCCGTTGGTTGCTCTGCCCTCGGCACAGGATATAACCGGTGCCGAAGGCAACAGCGTTGCCGCTGACGTTGTGTACGGCAATAGCTGGGTGATTCCGGCCGAAATTGACCGCGGCCTGCTATACGATGCGGAAAGTGTGTTGGTGGCCGTGTGGAATGCGGACCGCGTGAACAGCCGCACCCTGACAACCCGTACGGAAAATGGTGACGGCATCGAACTGGCCATGGACACGCCGCAACATCTGGCCCCGGACGCCGAGGCCGCGGGGGTGCTGTCCCTGCTGGCCGATGGCCCGGCCGAGCAGGAAACCGCGATCCTGTTTGACCTGGGAAATTTCTCAATTTGGCTGAATATCACATTTCAGCGCGTGCTGCCGTTCCCGGTGCGCCACAACTGGCGCGACCGTTACGGCTACACCCTGGCGTTTGAAACCGCCATCAGCCGATCACGCCTTGCCGACGAGCAACGGCGGCCCCTGACCAACAAACCCACACGCACAATATCCATGACGGCCACGGCGCGGGGATTACACGCGCAGCGTCTGCGTAACATCATTGTTGGCGGGGATTCCCGCATACTGGCCGTGCCGCTGCATCTGGAGGAATTGGCGGTGGTTGACGTGGACGAGACGCGCACGGTTTGGACTGTGGCCGGCGCGGATTTGTCCACGCTGTGGAATCTGCGCCGTCTGCCCGGTATGCTCATGTTTTTGACCGAAGACGGCGGATTCATGCGCGAGCTGTCCGGAGTGGACGTGGACAACTCAACCATAACAACGACCCAACCCGGTCCGGAAGGCGTTTGGCCAGTCGTGTCCGTTGCTCCTGCCATGTGCGCCGTGATTAGCCGGGCAACGCCCGCGGCGATCACCGACGAGCTGGAGGAATGGAGTTTGGAGCTGGCCGAATACGCGGGGGGCAACCAGCCGGATCTGACCGGCGTGCCGGAGTTGCCCGCGCGGATCGAACCGAATGCGGACTGGGCGACCCGGCCCGGGACGGCCCTGGCCATGGCCCGGGATTTGATCAGTTATCCAGGAGGTACGCATGCGCTGTACTCCCTGTACGATCGCAATGCGGCCAGTATTGAATATGCGGTCTGCGAGCCGCGTTCCGGGTTGTTCGAGCTGCTGGATTTGTTTGCGGCCGCACGCGGGCGATGGCGCGCGTTTTGGCACCGCGACCTGGTGCGGGCATTTACCGCCGCACGGGAGCACGTGGCCACCGAAGCGGTGCTGGACGTTTTGGACAATGGATTTGAATTGACACGCCCGGGAGATGAGCGCGTTCGTCTGGTTGCGGCCGGGGCCGAGCCGGTGACGTGCCGCATCGTGTCCCTGAGCCGTGCCGGCGGCGTGCTGCGGCTGGTACTGGACTCCCCCCTCGGCGTTGCCTGCGGCCCGGGCTGCCTGTTTTATCGGGAGTATCGCGCACGGTTCGACATGGACACCCTGACTGTGAATTATGCGGCATCGTGTTCCGGCACCGCCAGTTTGCGCGTGACCGAATTGATACAGGAGTATGACGCATGACCACGTATTTGGAACATTCCGTAGCCGTTGAGGCCGGAGAGGTGGTGGAGCTGTTTGAACTGCGCGGGCCGTCCACGGTTTCGCGCTGGGCATCGGGCCGCAGCACCGTGGAACATGGGGGCCAAACATATCTCCCCGCACCGATCAAGCGCGGGACATTGGCCACGGACACGGATTCCGGCGGCCCCACGTCCGTAACCGTATCCGCGCCGCCTACGGACGAGCTGAAGCGATATCTTTCCGCCTACCCCGCGGAGCCGAGCACGGTACGGATCTGGCGGCGATTCGTTGACGGCGGTGATTGGCGGCTGCTGTTTTCCGGCCGGGTGCTTCGCGTCACATTGTCGGACAACGTGGCCACGGCCCGATGTGAATCCGGAGCCGGGCTGCTGGAAAACAAAATTCCGAGCTGCGTGTATTCGGCGTATTGCCAACACCGGTTGTTTGACGATGGCTGCGGGTTGGAATCCGCCAATTATGTCACTCGCACGGCCGTGACCCTCGGCGACGAGGGACAGTTGATTGCCCCGGCATTTGCTACCCAGGCCGATGGCTGGTTCACAGGTGGCCACGTACAGATGGACAGCGATTTTCGAATGGTCACACGACACGAGGGCAACACCCTATATTTGCACGTGCCGTTTGACGGCCGTGTTCGTACTGGGTCCGTGGTCAGTGCCTGGCCCGGTTGCGATGGGTCGCCCGAGACGTGTACCGCAAAATTCAACAACGTGGCCCGATATCTGGGCATGCCGTATATCCCGGCGTCCAACCCGGTGCTGTGGGGGTTCAAATGATTCCTATTTTTCACGCAGACGAGGATTGGCAGCGCGTGGCCGTTATCGCCGAATCGTGGCTGGACACCCCCTATCGGCACTTGCAGCACTGCAAGGGCCGCGGGGCGGACTGCACATTGTTCCTTGGTGACGTGCTGGTGGAGGCCGGGTATCTGGCCGAGCTGGAATACGACTACTACCCGCGCGATTGGCACCTGCACACGGACGACGAATTCGTGCTGGAATCCGCGTTGCGCCATTGGCGCGAGCACATGTGCCCCGGCTACGGAGTGGGCGAATTTGACCCCCGGCAAATCACGCCGGAACGCGGAGACATGGTGGCGTTTTCCACCACGAAACGGGGAGTTTCCAACCACGTGGGGCTGGTCTGGGGTGACGGGACCATGATCCACGCCATCATCCATCGGGGTGTGTCGTTCATGCCGCTGGGACGCTGGTGGTGTGACCGTATGACCACGGCGTTTCGGTTCATGAGGGTGGCGTGATGTCGGTAGTCGGAGCGATAATCGCGGGCGTATCTCTAGCCGTTAGCGCGGCCAGTTATTTCCTCTACAGCCCGCAAGAAAACAACCAGACGGATATGGCAGCCGCCAATCTGGACGCATTCTCCATCACGTCCGTTGAGGAAGGCAAGGTTATTCCCCGGGCATTTGGGCGCTGCCGTCTGCCCGGCAATATCCTGTGGTACGGCAATCTCAAATCCAAGGCGCAATATCAAGAGGTTGAAGGTGGCAAGGGTAGCGGTGGCTCGTCCAAAAGCAAAACCGGCTATAAATACTGGATGGATATGTGGCAGGGGGTTTGCGTGGGCCCGGCCACCCCGATGCGCGTGTACGTGCAGGACGAACCGTACGAATGGGACGAATGGATTGTGGATGTGGATGCCCAAGTCAACGGGGGTTACGACCACACATATCCGACGGCCCCGGGGGCCTACGCGTCCAGCCTGCCAGGCGTGTGCCACGTGTGGCTGCCCCAATTCTATCTCGGCTACAACGTCAGTACCGTGCCGACAATACATTGGGTTATGGACTGCTACCCACCCACGCCCGTGGACCATGCGCAACTCGGCAACGGGGCCAACCCTGCCGCCATCATATACACCCTGTTGACGGATGCCGGAGCCTCGACGGACCGGATAGACCTGTCCTCGTTCAACGCGGCCGCCGCGTATTGGGCAAATCAGGGCTACGGATTGAACCTGTCGTTCACTAAACAGGCAAAAGCGCGAGAGCATATTGCCGAGGTGTTGAAATATGTGGGCGGCCGATTCGTGGAACGCTCGGACGGCATGTTCGCTCTGCGGGCCGACGACCCCAATCAGGCGCTGGCCGGGAGCGTTACCGACCGGGAAATCATTTCGTTGGATTTCGAGCGGGCCACGTGGGAGGACTCTCCCAACGTTTTCGAGGGCAAATACTCGGACGAGGCGCAGGAGCTGACAACCCGCACGGCGGCCCCGGCCCGCAATACGGCAAGCATTTCATTGATCGGTCGGGAGGTTCGTGAATCCGTGGACCTGTCCGCTTTCCGCGATCCGGACACGGCAAACAAGCGGCTCTGGGAAATCATGAAACGGGAGAGTTACCCTGCCGCCAGCATGACGTTGACCACAAACCTTTCGTTTGTGGACGTGGAGCCCGGCGACGTGTTGGAGGTTTCCAGCGAGCGCGACGGCATTTCGGCGACGTGCGGTGTCATTACCTCGAAAGATCTTTCTGAACTGGACAAAAACGAGGTCAAATTTTCCCTGACCGAGGCCGTGGGACGGGTCGTTGATGGGCATTGGACCGCCCCGCCAGCGCCAGCGCCCTGGACGCCGCCCATTGCCGCCCCGAAGCCGCTGTCCCATGTGCGCGTGCTGGAATTGCCCCGCAATTCGGAAACGGGTACGGCCCCCACCGTAATGGTGTTGGCCGCGCGCGAGCTGGGCTACGAGGATGGGTTGGCCCTACTGAGTTCCGGCACCGGCACCGATTTCACCCTGCTGCAAACCTCGGACGTTTGGACACAACACGGCACGTTGAATAAGGCATACCCGGCGAATACCTACGCAGTGGATGATTCCGTAGGCATCGTCTACACCCCGACGCGGGAGGATCCTGTATTTTCGTCTGTAAGCCGCTCGGACTTATTTGCTACGCGGCGTTTCGCCGTCATAGACGACGAGATTATGCGTTTTCAATCGGTGGAATTGTTGGACGGCGGAGCTATTCGCCTTAGTGGCATTGTACGTGGCATCTACAACACCCCGATACAGGATCACGCGGCTGCCGCGGAGATATGGATTTGCGAGCCTGGCAACAACGTTATCGGGCTGGAGACGGACTGCTCGCTGCTGTTTCTGCCGTCCGTCCTGAATTCACAGCTGGCACGGGATGAGGTGATAGCCCTGCCCGTGGAAATATCCGGCCGGGCGGCGGTTCCTCCGGACGTGGCGCGCATCCGGGCCGTGCGCAGCGGCAGCAAAATATCACTGAGCTGGTGGCCCGTGGACGCGGGGCTGGGCGGTGCTGGCGAGGCCCCGCCAGCCCGGGCGCTGGATCAATGGCCGCCGGAATTCAACGGGGATTTTCTGGTCAACGATCAAGCCGTGGCGGCGTGTGAGACGACAATCCAAAATACCGAGGCCACTGCAATTACGATCCGCGCCCGGCAATCCGGGCAGATCAGCCCGGGAAAAACCATCGCCGTTCCCGCCCTGGACGGCGAGTACATCGCATAGGAGATCAACATGGCCATACTTAATCCGACCCTGCTTGAAACGCTGGCCACCGGGGTGCAGAACTGGACGGCGATTCTGACCGCCAATGCCCAGAAACTCAACACGTATCTGGGCAGACTTTGGCCCATGGTGGACGGCTCCACACCGACCGCCGGGCAGGTGCCGGTTTACGACGCGGACGCCGACCAGTGGGTGCCGGGCACGGTGCAGACGACAACCAGTTGGAACAACCTGTCCGACAAACCGCAGGAATTTCCGCCAGCCGCGCATACACACGCGGCGGACGACATTGTGGGCTGGGCAGCTATACGCCAGGATATCGCCGCACAGGTGTACCGGGATATGCTCGGCCCCGCGCTGGATTGGGACGCCGCCGATTTTATTGCCGAGGCAAACGGTGCCCCCCCCATCGCCACCGTGGTGCGGGCCAGTGCGGCCACACGTGTAAACGAGGTCGGACAAATCAAATCTGTTGGGGCCAACGTACTGCGCCACGACTACGACCCGGAGACAGGCAAATATTTAGGGTGGCTGATTGAGGAAAGACGTACAAACCTGTTCAGCCATTCGTCGGATTTTGATAACGCGGCGTGGACCAAGACCTGTGCAACCGTCGTCCCCAACTCCACGCAGGCCCCGGACGGCACCGTGTCGGCGGATTTCCTGCGGGAGGATTCCACCGCGGACAGCGTGCATATGCTGTCGCGTTGGCTGACGCCTACGGCCGGGACCGCGTACACGAGTAGCTATTTTGTCCGCGTGGGAGGACGTGATCATGTGCGCCTCCAGTTGGGCGGCGCTGGGACGAGCAGTGAAATCGTTGTATTCGACCTCGCGACCGGTGAGGTATTGTCCGACACCGGAACCTCGGGGAAAATTAAAAATTACGGCTTCGGGTGGTACCGGATTTGTGTATCTCTCACGGCTGTGACGGCAGAGACGTTGTACTCGTATCTGTTGCTGCACGACGGCACCAGCCACGCGTACACAGGCGACGGTGTGTCCGGCGTGTACGTTTGGGGTGCTCAGCCCGAGGATGGCCCATTCTGGACCAGCTATATCCCTACTGCGGATGCGCAGGCGACCCGCGCGGCGGATGTGTTTAGCGCGGATGTGGCCGGATTCGACTACAATATGCCCGCCGGGTGCCTGTTCGTGGATTTCACCCTGTATGGAATCCCGGGCGGTTTTCCGGCGATCGTGTCATTTTGGGAGGGTATCAACGACAGGTTGCCGATTTTCGTTAATACAGGTTCGGGACAACTGTTGTGCCAGTGCCGAAACGAGGGTACGGCCTCGGCCTCGCTGGCCGTGGCAGACATCGCCACGGGAGTGCGGTATCGCGTCGCATTTTCGTGGGCAGTCGATAATTTCGCGGCCTGCGCCAACGCCGGAGACGTGCTAACCGACAACACTGGCACTGTGCCGGACGGCGTTACCCGGCTGGATATCGGCAACTACAACCAGTCGTCGATTCTGTTCGATGGCCACGTGCGGCGGTTGAGTTATTTCCCCACGGCACTGACCAGCGCCAACGTGAAAACCCTGACAAAATAGGGGTGGGCAGACAACATGGATCACTACCTGAAATTCGAGGACGAGGCCGCAATGCTGGCCGGATTGGCCGAGATTTTGATTGACGGTGTTGTGCCCGCCTACCACAACGGCGCGGCCGTGGACGTGGTAGGACGGATCGTGGCCACGCCCGCGGAACTGGACGCCGAGGGCAGCGTTGTCAGTGAGACCACGTTCGCGGACGGCTGGCACGTCAATTGGCGCGGAGAACTGCCCGAGGCGTTGCAACCGTTTGTGATTGACGCCCCGGATACGCCCGCCCGGCGCTGGGCGTAGCGGTACCAGCTCTTTGACAATCGAATAGGATATTTTGAGGAACAGGCGGGGCGTTACAGCGCCCCACCGACCCGGCGCGACAACGCCGGACCACGGCCCCACGGACGGAACCAGCCGCCCGCAGAGTAAATCCGCTATTCCTGTTGCCTGATCAGGCAGGAGTGTTTTCACGCGGGGCAAACGATAGTGTCAACCAAAATGAGAAAAAATGAAATTCGTTGCGGCAATTGCAACCGGCTGCTCGCCAAGGGCGAGGCCGGGAATCTGGAAATCAAGTGCGCCCGTTGCGGTGCAATAAACCTCCTGAGGAGCACGACTCCCCACGCAGAGACCCACGAGGCCCGACAGGAGACAAACAGTGTCCACTATTCAGATCGGGGATGCCACGCTGCACCGGGGCGAGGCCCTGAGTATCCTGCAAACACTGGCGGATGATAGCGTCGACGCCATTCTGACAGACCCGCCGTATTCCAGCGGCGGGCTGTCCGCCGGGCAGCGGCAACGGCCGCCCTCGGAAAAATACCAACAGACCCGCGCGAAGAAACGTCATTATGAGTTTCTGGGCGACAA